AGTCATTGACCTGTGCGATCGCGTCCAGAATATTCTGAATGGCGGTAGGATCACCGGTAGCACCGACGAGCGCCTCCACATCTGACTTGAGTGTGGAGATGTCCTGTGCAGATGCCTCGACCTGTGGTACCAGTGTGTTGTTGAGATAGTCCCTTGTCTGCTCATGTGGCCGGAAGAGCTGTTCTCTTGTTTCGGATTCGGATGCGGGGTCCGCAAAAGCGGAAGCATCATTGAATCCAGTGGACGGAGTAAATTCAAATCTATCCATTATTTGACCTCCTTGACGACTGTGTACTTCAATTTGATTCCGCTCAGTGACATGTCTCTGCCGAACTCATTGTTTTCCAGCAGCACTCCAAAGAGCATGACCTTTTTGATAGAACACTTCCGTGCAAATGTCTTTGCGTATTTCATGATCCCCCATGCGAAAGCTCTCCATGAGAATGCGCCCCACAGAATAGGCGGGACATCGATGTCTTCCGGATCTTCCTCACCGGAGGGATCTTCATCTGTAATGTATGTAATGTGAATCTTTGATGCTGTATCACCACGAACTTCAAAGAATGCCTGCTTGATCGTCTTGAGACATTCAAATGCCTGGAAGTCGAACAGCGGAGTCTGATAATAGCTGTGGATCGCTGTCGTGCCGAAGTCATTCAGTTCGTTGTTGAAGGTGATCAGACTGTTTCCCGAAACAAAGTAAGCATCGTTTCCGATCACGATCCCACGGGAGACACCGCCTTCAAGGCCGATGCCGTCCCATTTGAACCATGCTGTAGCCTTCGCCATGTCATCGACTGAGTACCTGATGTTTTCCGAGAATGGTGCATTGGTGTAATCCCACATGTATGCCACATTGCCGGTAAACAGGATGTACTTCCCGCCATAGTCCAGTGCCAGTGAATTCTTCAGATCCGGCTCTGCAAGAAGGCCCGCTTCACGGGTTCCTCCGTTCACATTTCTTGAGACGACCCGAACATTACGCTCATCAATAATCGCTGTTGAGCAAAGCGTACAGACTCCGTACACGGTATTTCCCCATGTCAGTCTGTTATCGATGTACTCAATGGTGTGTGGCATGTCACATCCGATCTCATTGTTGACCGGCATAGATGTCAGCAGCATTCTCTCCACACCATTTGTGTCCTTGGTGAAGGTATAAGCAACTGAGAATACTTCAGTAGGCTTGAAGATGATCAGCACATTGTACTGAAGACCGAAGCCAGTGATGTCATCCTCCGTTGATCCGATCACTGCATAGTTCATTTCGGGGAAGTAGGAAGCATCAAATACATCAGAGTAGTAGTATGTGGACTTCCCGTTTCCCGCAAGGAACAGATGTGAGTTATTGTTTCCGCCGTATGAGGCAGCGTATTTGCATTTAAGGATGTTCTGCCTGTATGTGGGATTGGTCACATAGGCAGTGATAAACACGTTGTCTGTGCCCACTTCTGGGGCTGTGGTGAAGGTAACCGTGTATGCTGTGCGGTCCACGGTGAATGTACCATCACCTTCTGTGTGCTCAGTATCTCCGATCAGAACCTTAACAGGTGTGTCATCCATAGGGAGGGCATGCTTGTTTTCATCTGTCTGCTTCGGAAGATGGTATACAGTGGATGATCCATCGCCGTTGAAGCCGACTCTGAATCCGGATCCAATTGAGTTGTAATTGAAATCTGTAGTCTGACCGCCGGTTCCGTCCGGTTTTGAGGTGATCAGAATGTCAGGGATATACGGTTCTACCTCTTTCCATTCCGTTCCGTCATACTGCAGATAGATGTCTTCCGACAGGAAGTAAAGCATCTTGTTGAAGACGAAGAACATGCCGGTGTGAGTCAGCGGGGACTCGTTCCACATGTACTCGCCATCCAGTTTTCCAATGCCTGCCTCGGTCTGATAGTACAGTTCTCCATGGTATTTCCCCACCGCAAGGATAGGATGATCCAGTTCAGCTGCGACTTCCTGCCCGTACCGCTTTCCGAAGATACCGTTCTTATACATCATGTTCAGCATCTTCGGAGACTGTTTCACGGGTAACAGGTAGTCAAGGTCCTGTATGTTCAGACCGCCGGAACCTGGGTTAATAATGTTCAGCAGACTGTACTGGGCAGGCTCATGTGTTTTCTGACGGAGCATTACCAGGTCACCTCATACACATCTGTAATCGCAACACTTCTCCCCTTCATATAGGCCATGCGCGCATTCTCATACTTGGTATTGAAGATGTCATACTTCGACAGGTCATCATCAATGAAGAAGTGCGCTGCCAGTCCATACGGGAGAATCTCTCTGCAGATTCTGTCTTCGTATGGCAGTACATCCGTGTCAGCCGAAACTGTAGGTATGTCATCAAGTGGAGATTCCCCGATGGACCGCAGGAGAGAATTGTTGATATCAAAGTTCTCTGACAGAAGAACATTGATCCACGGAATGTAGTAGTTGTCATAGTCCCTTGATGTGGACTTTTCAAACATCATAGCCTTTGCCAGTTCATATAATTCTTTAACTGTCATAATGTTCTCCTCTCAGAGAGCCTTGATAGACTCTCATTATTCTTATGCGCCTGTGGTTGCTTTCAGAACACCCTTAACAGCGAATGTACCTGCGCCTTCCGGATGAGTGGAATCATAGGTTGTGCTGTTGACAAGTGTCTTGAGAGCGAAGGCATCGCCATAGTAACGGCCTTCGATCAGAGTGCCGGAGATGCCCGGAACATCGTTTCTGATGAAGAGTTCAGAAATCTTTGTCGGAGCAAGTACCTTGGACTTGTGTGTGAACAGGACATGTGTTCCGGCCGGCAGGTAGGAATCCGGAACTTCGATGACTCTGAAGCCCATGCACTTACCGACTTCACCCTTTGTCAGATGCTTTTCACCAAGCTTCTCAATGGAGATGAATTCCGGGTTGAGGAGCAGGTAAGCATAGTTTGTGGCCTTGATGTAAGCGACGTCCTGATCAGTGTTGACAGGAATGTTGTCATTGACAAAGGCCGTTCTTGCGTTGGCGAAGATGTCAACGATTGTAGTCTTGGAAGGTGCTGAGCCTGCCAGTGCGGAAGCAGCTGTGTTCCATGCGCCAAGAGCATACTTGTCGAACCACGGAACGACCTGTTCGCCGACCTGCTGCTTAACTACAGCGCCTGCTCTCTTTGCACCCATCTGATCCTTGAGGTTGCCCTTGTCGATTGTCATGGAGAATGCCTTGTCCTGAGAAAGGATAAGGTGCTGAGTGTCATCCTGCAGTTCAGTCGGCTGACCATATCTCCATACACCGCTGCGGGTATAGTCACCGAGGGGCTGAGTGACGACAGAATAGATGTAGATGCCACGGACACCTTCAAAATCGAAGTCAGTGTTTACGTGGGACTGAATGACAGACTCTCTGAGGAAAGCCTGTTCAAGCTGAGATGAATATTTTTCTGCAAGGTTAACTCCCTGTGCCATGTTAAGTCTCCTTTTTAATCAAGTAATCCTTGGATGAACGGGTCTGTACCCGTAGCTGATCCGGTGTTGTCGGAAACCTTCCCTACGGAGTTATTGCGGTTCCTCGCGTTTGTCTGCGTATTCGCCAGTCGGTTACGTAGTTGCTGGTTCTCATATGTCAAATACGCTTCCATCAGCGGTGTACCGAGGTTGATGTCGTCGATCACTTCGTTCGGCAGTGACTCAATGTCGACGTCAGGGAACCTCTCCTGGAACGCTTTTACCTCCGAGATCAGAGCATCCTGTTCTGCCTGTGCGGTCTGCCGTGCCTTTTCAGCTTCCTGCTTTGCGCTCTCAGCCTGTCGGTTCTTGTAGACCTCACTGGCATACTGGGTTGCTACTGCATCCGATACATCCGGATTCTGATTCTTAAACTCCCTCGCAATCTGCTGAATATTCAGTGAATCCTGAAATTGAGCCATGCGATTCGCGTATTCCTCCACGGACAGCCCTGCCTTCTTGGCATTGTTTTCCACAATCTTGAGGACGGGGTTGTTCAATGCCTGCTGCAGTTTCTCGTTGATCTTGTCGTAATTCATACCCTTCTGTGCAAGTGTGGTGGCCTGTTCACGGTTGAGGGTCTGATTCTGACCGTTGTAACGAATGTCTAACGAGAAATCGTCCGCTTCGGGTTCTTCGTGTTCTTCGGTTTCTGAAACCTCAGTTTCTGCTTCTTCACCATCGTCATGGGATTCTTCGTTTACTTCTTCGATTTCAAAGCTGTCGTCTGCTTCGGATTCAAATGACTGGTTTGTCAGTTCGTCCATAAGTTCTCCTGTGCGCTATGGTTGGCGCATATAAAAAGCCGAGTTACCTCGGCCATTTAACTGATTTTGAATGCGATGTTTACTTCCTTGTGGTACACGTCCATGTACAGTTCGGATTTGTTGCCATTGAATGTGAATTCAAAGTACCGTCCGTCAAGAACATTGGTGCTCATCAGGCACTTGTTGTTCTGCAGTGTCTTGCATGTCCACACTGTAAAGACATCTTCCTGCCGGATCGGTTCGCCCTGTTCCTCGTACCAGTCAAGAAGCTTGCATGTGCACATGGTTCTGAAGAGTTCTTCATTCATTCTTTTCGGCCTCCTTCTGTTTGCCTACTGTTTCCCCGCACGATGGGCACTGGAAGAAATAGACATTCTCTTTATCCTTCTTCCGTTCCATCGGTCTATGACATTTCGGACACTTCATGGTTAACCTCCGTAGAATTCCTTGGATGCTGCATATACATCCTGTAACTGCTGATTGCCGGCCTCTGATACAGGTGCACGGTTGTCCTCGCCATCCTGCATACCGGCAGTAACTGACGGATCATAAGCGCTCGCCATCTGCTGAGCCTGTACCTGTGCCTGCATCTGTGCTTTCAGTTCCTCGATGATCTTTCGCTTGTTCGGAATGTACTTGTCGGGGATGCCTTCAAGGTAGGTTACAGGGTTGGTGACAATGCCCTTTTCAAAGAGGGAGTCCATTGTCTGTACCTGTGTGGTTTCGCTCCAGTATGAAGAAGCGCCGATCTCCACATCGATGTCATAGTTCATGTTCTGAAGAGCACTGAAGTCGATGGTGACCGCCGTCGCAAAGATCGGTTCACCTGTCACAGGATCAGCACCTTCGACAGCCATCATTTCTCTTGCCTGTTCCTCAGTGATCTTCACTTCTCTTATCCCGTAGGAGCAAGCCATGACATCCACAATGGACCGTACAATGTCTTCATAGAACTGATAGTAGTCAAGCTTCTGCAGTTCCAGAGGGACCGAGGAAGCCTGCTGTACGGCTACGATGGCCGATGTATTGTCCGGATTGGAGATGTTACCCAAGGCAGCGTCCGACGCTCCCATGAAGTCCTTTGTGTATCCGATAGTCGAATCTACAAGCTGAATGATCTGATTGGAGAAGTCCGGTGCTTTGATGGCATCGATCATCTTTCCCGCCATATCCATATTCGGAAGGGATACAGCCTTTGTCACATCATTGGACAGCTTGCCGAGCTTTGTCTGATCATAGAAGATCTTCGGGAAGCCCATGTTGGTCATATAGACCATGCACATTGCATAGATCTTGTTAATAAAGATCTGATTTGGGATGAGACCTGTGATCGGGGACCGCCCATGATAGCAGTTCTTCACATGCTCCCATGTCATATAGGCGATGGGATAGTTGGTATAGCCCATATCAACAGGCTCTTTCAGCGTCACATTGTGCGTACATTTAGTCATGTGGACCGAAGTTTTTGTACGCTTGATATCCATTCCGCTGATCGGATCTTTCCCGACAGAAATTTCGGATTTTTCCTTCCAAAACTTCGTGATCACGGTGGTGAGTTCATCGCTCGCTGTCTTCGTGAGCGTCATGGACTCTGAATCCGGCTTGATTTCGTCGATCTTATCCTTCGGAACTCCCATCGATTCAGCCATATCCTTGACCTGCCCAGTGAATAAACGCTGAACAATGAGGATATATGGCTGAGATTGAACGTCATCGCTGTACGGATTGCCGAACATCACATTGGTGTTGTCGATGATCAGCAGTTCAATGTCGCCTTTTGCGTCCTGATTGGTCTCGATATCGGGATTGAAGTTGACAAGCATACATGTATCGCCGTCAACCGCACAATTCTTGATGTTTGTCCGGCACTTTGTGTTGGCTTTTGTCCGCTCCAGTACCGCTTCAACCTGTTTGGAGATGATATTTGCGGTCGCTTTGTTTGCAGGAGTCTCATGGAACGGAAGAATGTTCACACCGACATCGTCGGAAACGATCATGGCTGCGAAATAGGATGTTACTCGCTTGATGATGTTGAATACCGGCTTTGTCAGATCGGGTGCATTCACTCCTCTCCACTGGTCACCAAGATAGAATGACTGATTCTTCTCTACGGTGTCGTACAGATTGTTGGACTGGTTGAAAGACCGGCCCTTCTCGTACTCGTCGTAGATTTGTTCAGGACTGGTTTTTATTTTCATCATTGCCTCCTGTCCAGCTGAGAACGTTCAGCACCTGTCTGATCGCTTCTGTTTCGGATTCAGAAAGCACGGTTCCCTTCACTGAGTCTTTTCCAAAATAAAAGCCCGCGAAAAAGCAGGCCACTGCAATAATCAGATAAACCATGTCATCCTCCGTAGTTAATAAAAGACATCTCCTCACTGGAATATATGGAGGTGTCGTCGTCATCGTCAAAATATACCCCTGTCTGTGCCTGGGGAAGAATAAAGCATGAGATTGCAGCTGCCATAATGCAGTCATCATGTGCTCCTGCAGCTGCTTCCGGCTTGCCGGTCTTGTCATTCTTCACGAAGGAAAGCATCTCTCTCAGAAGATCCTTCGAGTAAATGAGTTCAATGTGCTCTGCCACCACTTCCTTCAGCATGTCGATGATCAGCGGTCGGGTCATTGATGTGGTGCGGAAGCCGAATTTCTTCTGTGTCCGCTGGGTATAGGTGTCTACGGCCTCACGGACATACATGTTGTAGTAGCCCATTTCCTGCAGTTTCATAGTCGGATAGGAAGAGAAGTTGGTTTCGGGTCCTATCAGACCATAGTTGTAGAAATGGCCAAGCCAGAACAGCTGTCTGACAAACATCTGCTCATCTGTGTTGGCTCGGTACTGGGCTACCTGCTTGCCCATCTGAGTCTTGTCACGGACATCAACGACAAAATAGTCAGATCCTTCACCGGCTGTGTCCGCTCCAAGCGCGTAAGCATGACCGGCAATCGGGAATTCCCATATCTTTGTGTAGCCCTTGGTGTCCTCATAGAAGTTGCCCATCTCTGAGAATGTACCCTGGGCGATGGGATCGGGTACTTCATTCAGTCTTGCGAGCACCTTCTGTGTGTCGAACACAGGGGAGCCCGACATGATGAATGCTTCTTCCGGTGTGGACGGATATTCCTGCCGGAACTTATCAAGATCATTACCGCACAGATTTCGTATGGCATGTCTTCGCCACATGATCTGTTCGTTATCGAGGTTGAACTTCTTCTTAAGCTCCTGCTCGTCCTCGGTAAGATCTTCCCCGTTATAAGGAAGGCGGTAGTCCGCCATCTCAAACCACGGGATAAACAGAGGAATGAAATCAGATTCTCCGGATGTCGCCTGATCCCAGAGTTCCTTGAAGTAGTTATATCCGTTTGCAGTGCTCTCAATCACCAACATGGAGAAACCATGTTGCGGGAGAGTCTGCAGAAGACCGGTCATCTGATCCGCTACTGTCTGGCCATCCTGTTCTTCCCAGAATGCCAATTCCGACAGATGCATATAGTTAAAAGTCTGTGATCGGCCGACACCGCCCTGTCCGGCAGTTGCCACTCGGATAGAACTGCGCAGTCCCTTCAGTTCCTCAGGAGGATCTTTGGCAGGATTCTCAAACCGTAACTCCTTCGCATTGGAGTACTTCATCATCGGCTTGAGGCCCTTCGGCAGATTCTCGTAGTACCGTTTCGCCATGTTGTAGATATGGGTACTGGAATCAGATGTGTGCGCGACAATCAAAGCATTTCTGAAATGATTGGTCATACACAGTGCGCTCATGATCGCCTCTGTGCAGGTACTTAAACCCATCTGACGAGCCTTGAGGATGATCACCTTAAGCGGTACATCCCTGTCATAGGCATCCGCGAATATGTCATACAGACGGTTCTGCGCATAATTCATTTTCAGCGGAATCAGCTCACCATTCTTCGTCTGTATGTACATGTACTGCTCTATGTACTGTTTCAGCGTGATATCTACATCATTCATTTGGCTTTCATCTTACTGCCCTTCAGCAGCTGTTCTACCGGCACGATCTCGCCTACCGCAAGGTCAATTTTCGCCTGATCGCTCCATCCCATGTTCTTCAAAGCAAAGATCGCTCCTGTGGGGGAAGTGGTCATCAGCTTCTCTTCGTACTGCTGTTCCATCTTTGCCTGCGCATAATCGATGGCATCCTTATACTCCGGATCTTTCTTCAGCCTCTGATACTTGCTCTTGGATACTCCCAGGTACAAATAAAGACCCGCAAATGTGTACGGGCCTTCTCCTTCAAAATATCGCTTGACCTTGTTCTCAAACTTTGCCGGCTTTAGATCGAGGTTGAACATTTTTTCTCTTCTTGGCATATCCCTCTATCAACTCCTTCGCAACGTTCTCGTCAACACGCAGTACTGCTCCGCTTGTGAACCGGACAGCATACTCCGTCCCCACATCAGCGATGTACTCTACATTGTCCTCATTCACCCAGAACTTCTGCTTGCTCTGATCTACGATTTCTTTCACACTACCACCCTACCACGGATTTTCGCCATACCGCATTATTTTTCATGTGACTCCGTCTTAGGGGTCCCTATTTCACTTTTAAATCGGAGATTGCTCTCCTGTGCAGGAAATTTGATAAAACCCCGTGTTTTTCGCATCTTCTGTGCGCGACGTAGCAGGAAACGCATACTTTGATCTCTGTCAAAGAAGGGGTTCATTATCTCTGCCAAAGAAGGGGTTGTCTATCTCTGCCAAAGAATCCAAACAACAACAATATATATAGGTTCCAGACGGCGGGGGCTAAAAAGGGGCGTGCCTGCCTCCTGCTGCTGCGTGCCTCCCTCCTATAGTACGCGTGCGCGTGCCCTGCATGTTGGGGGAGGGGGATATAGGGGGAGAGGTATACAACAGAGTGTATAACTAAACATCAGTAAATGCCCATGAAATGGGCATTATTTGAAGTATCTTCTACAGATTTCTGTAAACTATGTACTCATAAGCTGTTTTACTCTCTAGTACATTGGAAACGAACTTACTACTGTATTCAAGAATGTACTACTGAGTAGTATCGACCCTACCCTATTCGGGCCGGCCGTCCGTCGGTCCTTTTTTTGTGCGGTTCGTTCCGGCCGCTGCTATTCTCTTTCCGCTGTCGTTTGCGCTTCCGGTTTCGGATCTGGGAAGCGTTTCCGGATCTGCTGCTTTCCGCTTCGGGTTTCCGGATCTTGTTTTCTGATTCCTGATTCTGTTCTGTTGTCTATCTCATGAAATGCCGGTGTTTGTGCCTGTTTTCTTCTGATTTTCGGGCCGGGCCGGTTCTGCCTGGTTTCCGGATCTTCTTCGGATCTGCAGCGGGTGCCGGTTCTGGTCCTTGTCTGCTGCTGTGCCTGGGCTGCTGTTCTTCCGATCTGGTCCCAGGGTGTGCCGGTTGCCTCCCTTCTGTTCCCTTTTTTCGCTGTTTTCTTCCGGTTTCCTTCCGGATCTGCAGCTTTTCCCGCTGTTCTTCCTCCCGTTTTTTCCCTGATTTTCCGGCCGGATCTCAAGAAATCGAAAAAAGTTCCCCGTAGGGGAAAAGATCTTCCGGAAAATTTTTTTGCAATTTGGGGTTGACGTCCTACCACTGCAGTGCTAGATTGAAAGTGCGAAAAGCAAACGACAAGCACCACACAAAACGACGGTTTCACTTCCGGATCTTTGAAAACTGAATCACCTATCACAGGTTGGCCCGTTTGAATCTCCCGATTCTGAATGATGCGAATCATGCGGATCGGCGGAAACTACTGTCAGTCAATTCTGCATTTCTCTAGTTGGCGGAAGCTCGGCAGCGTGTCCAGATCTATAGATTCTTCGATCGTATCGCTTGCGTTAGGTTATGACTCTTACAGCCTTTATTTTTTGGTTAACGTTCTACCCTTGCAAAGGTATATAGGCGGTTATCGTGAAAAGAAAAACCGTAGCTCACTCCAAGGATTGCCGGATCTCTAAACCGGTTCACATGTCGATATACGGCACCACAAAACAGAAAAACACATGGAGGTTATACACAATGAAAAGCACAACAAAAAAAGCGCTCGCCGCTGCCGGTTTCAAGGTATACGGCGCTTATGTCATGGTCGACGGTTCCCTTTATCCGCTGCCGCTGGTCCAGGGCAATAGCAAGCTCGGCAAAAAGGTGTGGCATTCCGCTACCCTTCCCACAAACAAGATGATCACTGCCCATGATGCAGAAGGAAACGAGCTTTCCGAAATGGGTACATGCCCGACAACATGCAATGGATGCTATGGAACGAAGGGAAACTACAATTTCAACAGCTCCAAGTATGCAATCATGATGCGTACTAAGTTACTTCGCAACTATCCCGCGATCTACTTCCAGCTTGTCCGGATCCAGATTGAAAACGAAGACATCGAAAAGCTC